AGTGCCAGCAGAACTTACTACTGCTAATCCTATGGCAGTTGTCCCTATTCCGGGAGAACTAAAGGAAATTGATGGTGTAGTTGTATATCCTGAACCTCCACTAGTGATTGTTACAATTCCAATAGCATTATCTGAAATTTTAGTGGTAGCCGCCGCTCCAGAACCTCCTCCACCAATAAAAACTATTCCTGGATTTATTGTATAACCATATCCAGGATTTACTATTTGAACACCTTGAACCTTTGATCCTACTTCCGTACCATCACAGTTTATGATTCCACTTATCAATGTTGCAATTCCAATAGCAGTGCCTCCAGGTGATGGAGAGGAAGATATCGCAACAGTTGGTGCAGAAGTATATTTTTCTCCTCTATTTAATACCGTTATTGAAACAACCGCACCATTTACAACAGAAGTTATTGCTGTTGCTGTTGTTCCAGATGAAACTAAAGTCAGAGTCTGTAAATGTGCATCTTCTACAATATTATCATCAATTTCGTTAATGCCAGTATTAATAATTTCATTTTCATATCTGAATAGTTCACAAGTTAAAGTATAAACATATGTTTTTTGTAATTGATAAAATGGTTTTTCGTGTTCTACAAATTTAATTTCAAAAAGTCTATCTCCAAGGGGAAAATATATCAAATCTCCTTCTTTAGGTCTAGATGATAATTTGACATTTGGTAAATTATTAATTAAGGGTGATATGTAATTTTCAAATCTTTCTTTTGAGATCGTTATTGATAACTCATTCTGTGCTTGAATACCAAATTTTGAAAAAATTACTGAATTTGCATTGTATCCTTCATAATTTTCTACATATGCTTCTATAGGATATGAATCATTAAACTTAGACTCTATAACTTCTCGTATGACAGTATTTGTTGTTAAATATTTTCTAGGAATATAATATATTTCAACACCATACATTCTAAGTTGCTCATTAATTAAATCCTGAACCAAACTTTGTTCAGTTTGAGATCCTTGAAGAAAAAATGGATTTAACATTATCCTATCATGTCAAGTGGTGGTAATTCGTAAGTGTTTGACATTTTTTCCATTAAAGCATCTATCTCTCTTTGAGCATCATCATAAATCTGTCTTCCATTCAACTCTATTCCACCGGGAAGTTTGACTCCCTGAAACTTGATTAAATTTTGCCCCCATTGTCTTTTTATTAAAGATGTTAAATAAATTTTTAAAAAAGAATCATTCCAAACTTTTGAATAATCATTTGGATCTAGTGTTGAATAACAATCAATAATAAAATATTGCTCGCTTCGAACAGAACCCCAGTCAATATCTAAATATAGTCTATTTTGCCTTTTATTAAATCTTATTTGCTTTTGAGTATTAAGTAAAAAATCTAAATCTTCTAAGTATGTTTTAATCATGGCGTAACTTAAAATTTCAGTTGTGCCCCAATAATAAATGTCATTTAGAAATAATTGATATTTTACGCTAAACATATTATGTGTAATTGTACTTGATCCATCAAACATAAAAATTTTATTTACACCAATGACATTAGGTGGAACTTGTAAATAATTACTATTTTCCTCATAAGAAAATGTTGTTGCTGATCCAACTATATTTACTGTTGCGGTTGTAGTTGCAATACCAACCGCAACAGCATTACCACCGCGTGATCTACCCCTGTTTATATCATCTTGTGTTACTTTATACTTATAAAAAGCAGGATACACACCATCGAAATGTCTCTCTTGAAAAAATTGAATTGCATCATCAACTAAATCATCAATTTGTTCATCCGCAACATTAATTTCTAAAACTGGAGCTCCCAGTTTTCTTTTGCAGTAGTTGATTAATTCTTGCCTATTAGACGGTTGCGCCATTATCTTCTACTTTTTAAGTATTTATCAGTTACATCTTATTAGGAATCATCAATTGAGAGACAATCTCTTGTTGTTTTAGATATAATTTCATGTATGCTTTTGAAATCACTTTAAGATCTTCAATATCTTCGATAGAATCAATTTCCATACATGCTTTTGCGTATTCAAAATTTTTTGTTAGATTTTCTAATGTGATATCGTCAGGATTCATTTGCTAAATTCCTTAGTAAAAATTTAATTTCATTTAAATCATCTTTTATACTAGCAATATCTACCTCAAGGTTTTGTATTTTTTGATTCTCCTCATTTTTCATATTTTTTCTTGAAATATACTCTTGGTATTCGGACATATTCGTATTGATAATTGAATTTGTTTTTGGATCTCTATAAAGATAAGAGTATCCTTCCACTTTTACATATTCCATATTATGCAAGTGCGATTACTCTAAGATCTCTCATTCTTGGAACATATATTTGATTCGTTGATGTCATGATAAGTTTAATTCTATAAGATTTAAATGAAGGTAATTCATCTGCAGTAAATACATATTCTTTATACTGAATTTCTGATGCTAAAAATCCAACACTAGTCGATGGAGAAATATATGAATCCGATAATCCATCATTATTTTCCGAATTAATGATTTGCCCTTTTTGATTTAAATTATTATATCCAGGGAAAGGAATATAAATTGGATTAAAATTCTCAGTTTGACTTATAGAATAAAAAGCCCGTATATTTGAATAAAGATTAACATGTGCGTTAACAAGAATTTTTAGTGAAGTTGCGGGATTTTCTAGAACTATTTCTTTGGAAAGATATTGGAAAGACGTTGGATCTTGAGAAATACTATTTACTCTATTATCCGCTACATAATCTGTAATAACACTATTAACTCTATTAGATGTAAAAATAGTGCTAATTCTTTGAGTGTCTAATACTGGAGATACTTTAGAGTTTACTGAATCTAAATTAATTCTCAAATTCATAGATTTATTACCAGGTAAAGTTGAGAGTTTATTAGTTTCATTAACCTTAGAACAAATTATTCTTGGACTTGATAGATAATTTGTTTTATTTAAAGAAATTATTTCAAATCCTTGATCAACAAATGATATTTCATTTCCACTGAGACTAGATCCACTGACAGTTCTGATTTCTGCATTTATTGACGTTCCTTGTACTGTCAGGTTCTGAACAACAGGGGTAATCAATTCAAATGGAATATTTTGTGTTGCTTTGATATTATATCCTCCAGTAGATTTTGTTTGATTCACATAGAGTTTTGGATGACTTGATCCGCTCGTTCTGCCAACACCACTGGATCCCATATCAAGTTTGATATTATATGAATCAAAAGTGATTGGATTTTCAATTGTAACATCATTTAAATTATGTGTTTTATTGATTCTTCTTAATGATACATCATTAAGTTCATACTTGTAAACTAAAGTTCCTGCAGGATAATTTTTAGAAATAGTTCCATCAACACCCCTAGAAATAATACCACCAAGAGTTCCTGTAGAAGTTGAACTGTATGAAATAATTTCATCTCCAATTAAAACATATCCCAAGTTGGTAGTTGCAATCCCTACATTTTCGAAAGTTGTAAAGTCTGCTGCATTATCAATTGAAATTGAAGATGTTGATGTTGAAGTATAATCAGTTGTGAGTTTTGTTGGAATAATATCTGATTGTACATCCGAAATTTTTACAATATTTTGATTAGAATACATTCCATGATTTTTATGGTTAACAAGAATATGAACACCATCAGAAACAACATCAATATCAGAAATTTGAACATTTCCACCAGAAGAACTATTCAGAATTGTTGTAATTCCAGAATTATTAATATATTGTACAGTATTTCCCACACCAGAAATTACAAAATCTCCTTGAACATTATCTAGAATTAATTGATTTGTGTTTGCAATTGAGACTATTGATAGGCGAGCATTTAAACCTAATGAATTTGCTCCTATTGTTCCGATACCTAAAACATCTCCTACTGCATATCCAAAACCAGATTCAGATATAGTTGCTGCAACAGCAACTCCATTGGTAATTGTAATATTTGCTTTTGCGTTTTTACCATTTCCAATTATATTAGTAAGTGGTACTTGATTAAATTGAAAAGTTCCAGAAGATGGAGTGTACCCAATACCAGCGTTTATAATATTTAAAGTTCCTGTAGCAATTCCGGCGTTGTCTACATAATTTCCACTTGCATTTGATCCTTGTTGAAGTATCGTATTACCAAACACTAATCCAGAGTCCTGCAGTGTTGATCCAAGACCAACTCTAATTTTTCTAGAATTCATTACTAATGAATTAGGTAATAGATTTGCAATTTGATTGTTACCTTCAGAAAGTTCTGGATTATAAAATTCTATAGAACCATTAGGAACAAACTCTGCTCTATATAAAGTAAACTTTAAATCTTCCCATTGACTTGGTTCCCAAGTAGAGGCATTTTGTGATTTAAATAATGATCCTAAGTAAGGTTGATTTGATATAAATGTTTGTGTGAGTAAATCTGTTTCTCCAATTCTGGAAATATAGACACTATACTTTGTAGATAAAGAAGCTAAACATATACTATATTCTGTTCCACCCTCAAGATAAACTGGTGCTTTAAACTGAAAAGTAGTTGGAATCGATCCATCTGCAGAAACTTTAACATCAGATGGTTCTAAAATAACTTCTGAGAATGGAATTACTCTTTGCGTTGGAGATCCACCCTGCATGGTCCTGAGTTGAAAAGTAACTGGTATATTAAGATCATCTTTAGAACTGAAGAAAACTTCACATTTAGTCAAGAATACTCCAGTTTCATCTTCGACTAAGAATGATTGTGCAAGAGGATCGTACCAAATGATCTCTACATTCGTTTTTGATGAAGATGAAATTGCTTGACTTGAAATAACTTGTGTGCCGGTGGTTCTAGAAGTAGCTCTCTCCTCAAATTCTTGTTTATTTTCAATTCTAGCATTTCGAACAGAGATAATATTTTCCTGCACAGTTTC